CGCCCGTCCTGGCGTTCTGGGTGCAGTCCCGGACACCTGGCTGGGAGACCCTGACGAACATCGGCTCGACGACCACGATCATGGTCCGGGCCTATTTCAGGATGCAGCCTTCGACAGATGTCCGGGAATCCATCGAGGCCCAGGTATGGGATGCCATGGTCGAGATCGAGACCAAACTCCGGTCAGACGCGAACCTGGCCGATAACGTGACCGATTCCCAGGTCGGCGCTGCCCAGGTGCAGTACCTGACCATCGACGGGGCGATCTTCCGGGTGGTGACGGTCCCGTTCGAGATCCAGATATATGAAGAAGTGACGATCACTCCATAGGAGTCAGGAATGGCGAAGAAATCAGGACTGGGCCAGGAGTTCTATATCCACGGATACGACCTGAGCGGCGATGTGGGCTCATTAGACGGGGTCGGAGCCCCCAGGGGGACGTTGGACATCACAGCCATCAACAAATCGGCTGTGGAGCGTCTGAACGGCCGTTCCGATGCGACCCTAAGCTTCAACACGTGGTTCAACGATGCCACCGAACAGGAACACGCGGCATTGTCCGGGCTGTTAACCACGGACCGGATCGTGTTGTGGGCGATGGGTGGGTCAACCGGGGACGCGGCGTGTGCATTCCCGGCGAAACAACTGGACTACGACGGCAGCCGCGGGGCCGACGGGTCCCTGGCCTTCACGGTCAACTGCGCCGCCGATGGGGTGGCTGCGGACTGGTGTGCCTTATTGACGGACGGCCAGGTCACCCATTCCAGCGCCGGCAGCAACACCAGCCGGGACGACGGAGCCGCAACCAGCGCCGGGATGGTGGCCTACCTGGAGATCGTCGACTGCGACTCCGGGACGCCGACCGTGACGATCCAGGAGTCCAGCGATAACGGGTCCTCGGACGCCTGGACCAACTGCATGGTGTTCTCGTCGGTTGGATTCGCCTCGACGCCAACGGCGGAACGGTCGACGATGTCGGGGACGGTGAAAAGGTATCTCCGGGTGACGACGACCGGGACTTTCTCCAATGCTGACTTTATCGTGGCGACCCGGAGGGGAACGGCCCAGGACGATGTGACCTTATAGGTCTGATGATGTATGGCAGAAGAAGAACAGAAACCAGAAAGGAAAGACGAGCCGAACCGCGTCCAGATGACTTCTGGGGATATCGTCCGTTTGACAATAGCGGCGCCAGTCGTTTTTTGCTGGTTGTTCCTCGCCAGCCGCATCATAATCTCGGCCACCACGTCGGAGACGGTCCTCCAAAATATAGAGCCTTTGCTCACCGTCCTGGCCGTTTTGACCATTCCAGTGACCGGCATATTACAGTCCCTATTCTCGGTCGGTGGGGATAAGAAATGAACTTATTCCAAAAGCTGGCACACATGATCGGAGACCGGCGGATACCGGTCCCGACGATGCCTGGGTTCAGCATCCCCAGGGTCTCATTCGGCAGCGGTTCCACGCTGAAGATCATCATGTTCACGGTCCTGGTGTCAGGCGGCGCCGTCGGTACCGGGGTCTATTTCACGATCAAGGATGTGGTCCATTCGTCCTGGGACTGGCCGGACGCTGGGGCGGCCTATTATGCCGGCGATGAAGGCATGTCTACGATGGGCCAGAAGCTGCCATTGAACGAAGATGGCACCGAGTCCCAGACCCTAGAGATACGTATGGCTGCGAATTCGAGAATGGATGTGCTTTCCGCCACTTTGGAGATGGGGAAGGCCTCGGTGGACTGCATAGCGATCGAACGGGTGTCCGGGACCACCGGGTATCTCTATGTCGACACATTCACCATGGACAACCTGGTGGCACCGACCCTTTCCATGAATGCTTCATATGTCCATCAGATGACCCTGAGCGGCTTCGTGGACGGTCATCACGTGGGTCCGACCCAGAACTCGGCAGGGGCTCCGGATGTGACCGTGGAATCGACCAGGGGCGCCGGCACATATACGGCCACAGGCACGGTGGACAGGCTGCTGATCACATTGGCGGGGGACGCCTTCCTGCGCTCGGCCCAGATAACAGGCCACTGCTCCACGGGTCCCGTGGACCTCGATTTCCTCCGCGTGGGACATTTTCAACTAAGTAATATAACCGTCGGAAATGACGGCGATATTAATACCATCGCGCTGGATATCGCCTCGGATGTGGTGGTCCACAGTCTGACCGATACCCTCGTCGATCGCAGTATCCAGGTCAAGTGATGAGGAAGAAGAGCAGATTGAAGCGATGGGTCAAGTGCCGGGTATTACGCTGGCATAGCTGGCAGGCCTGCGGCTGCGGGTCACATCCGGACATGTGCATCTGGTGTCTGAGGTTTGAACGATGATGGCGATATTTGCACGGATAAAACCGAACATAGTCTTCGCCATCGCGGCCATCACGGCCCTGGGGCTGTTGATCAGCCTCATGGGTTTCTATATGGGACAAGAAGGAATAATCACTGGTGCGGGAGTGGGCTCGATCGTTGCGATCGCGAACCTCGCGCACAAGATTCTAGACAACGAGTAGGAATGAAAACATACGTAAAGACATTAATGAGCGGCGCCACGATGATGGCGCTGGGAGTCCATTTCATCGAGGACGTCGGCCTGATCTCCATCGGCCGCTGGCTGCCCCTGCCCTGGTGGGCCGTCTATGCCATCGGCATCGGATTCAGCTGGGTCATGCTGGCCGGCATCATCAACCGGGTCGAACAACGGAAGGAGAAGATGGCGACGTTATGAAGCTGCTCTGCCTGATCGGTCTCCACCTATGGACCCCTGACACCTTGTGGGCTTCCAGGGTCTGCCGGACCTGCGCCCATATCGAGGTCCTGAGGTACACGAAGGAATCCGGCACCTATTGGGAGCGGGTCAGTTGAAGCCGCTCCAGTTGGGTCTCAGTCTGATCCCGGTCGTGATCATAGTCATCGGCCTGATCGGCTGGGTGGTGACTCTCAGGGGGAATATCGACTCGGCCCTGGAAAGCATCGAGGAACTCCAACGAACGCAATATGACGACACCGGCATCGAGGAACGCGTCGTTGATGTGGTCACCCGGCAGGCGGTCATCGAGAACGAGATGCGCCAGATCATGCAGGATCATGAGGGCTTCGCGGAGGTGCTGGAGGAATTGGGAGAATCCGGTCTGATCGAGCGTCGGGAGTATGGGAACTATAAATGACGACCCACTGGAAGATCAGCCGGCCCAGGGATACCCACTGGCGAGCGGCTTCGTGCGCGGAGATCAGCTGCCCGAAGTACGTCCTGGGATGGGAGACGGTCCTGCCGGCAGACGACCAGGCCAACCTGGCATTCGTCCGGCGGTCCGGGCTCCGCTTCCGGGAGGAATCAGACGGCGCCGTCGTCCGGTTCAGGTTCGAACCGGGCCAGGAGTGCTTCACCGGCCAGGCTAACAAACATAGGACGCAGCTAGAACGGGACCCGATATTCAAGCGGGACAACACGGAACTGGAGCCCATCCAGTTCCTGGACAACATGAACGACCACCTATATCGAATCGGAGGACGAAATGGCTAAAGAATCAGGACTAGGGATGAGCGTCGCGATCGACGATTCCGGGGGATCTGCGCGGACCATATCGAATGACATCACGAACCTGGACTGGTCGACGCCCAGGGCGGAACAGGACATCACCGGGCTGGACAAGTCGGCGACGGAGCGGCTGCTTCTATTGGCGGACTTCTCGGTCACGTTGAACGGGGTCTTCAATGACGCGTCCAACATGTCCCACGATGTATTCAAGACGGTCCCGTCCAGTTCAGTGGCCCGGACGACCACGATCGCTATATCGGGCCAGACGTTGGCCTGTGAGGCCTTCTTCAGCGACTACGCGCTATCCAGGGGGGCCGGCGGCGAGTTCACATGGACGGCGCCGGGGGCATTGTCCGGCGGGGCCGTTCCCACGTGGGCCTAGATGGTTACTAAAGATGCCGCCAAGAACGGCGTCAAACCGGAGGCAGCACAGAAGGGCGGAGGGTTCCGCGTCCCGGAACGGACCGCCCATATCCAGTTCGAGGATACCGATTACGACGGGGCCGAGGTATGGATCAGGCTGAACGTCAGCTTCGCCCGGTACCTGGAAGTCCGGGAAGCCTCCGAGGCCGGCGACCAGGCCCGGATGACCCGGATGTTCGGCGACAACATGCTGGACAGATGGAACCTGGAGGATGACGAGGGGACTCCCATCCCGGCCGACGGGGAAGGAATGATGCAGATCCCCCTGGACTTCGCGACCCTGATCATCACCCAATGGGTGGATACGGTCTCAGATGTGCCAGACCCTTTAGGACAGCCATCCGAAG